TTAATAATCATTGGAAGATTTCCAACAATGCCATCCACAAGTGCAGAAATAACCTGTGGAGCGATTTCGGCAATCGTACCCATCAGCGTTCCGATGAGTTCCAGCAGTTGGGGAATCGCCGTAGATATACCTTGCACAAGGGTTTCAATTCCCTGTGTAAGTGCTTCGCTTGCCCCTTCCTGCCCTGTGATGATGTCTGCAAAAGCCATTGTCACTTGTGCCAAACCTGGCAATAAATCCGCTCCGATACTGCTTTTCACGGCACGAAACGCCATTTGCAAATCAGTCTGTGCATTGCCGAAGGCAACAGAAGCGTCTATGAGTTCATCATTAAACACGATGCCCAAGTCATGCGCTCGTTGGCGTAAGCCGTCCAATTCCTCTGATGTACCGTTAAGAAGCGGCATAAGTTCCATGCCAGCCCTGCGCCCAAAAATCTGCAAAGCCATGTTGGTTTTTTCGGTGCTTGGCGGTAAGGCTTGAAACGCCCGCACCGTGGCTTCCAGTGCTTCCTCTGGTGTTTTATTTCGCACATCATCAAAGTTAAGCCCCAGCCGCTCCAGTGTCTTACCGATTTTACCGCCGCTTTCGTCAACGCCACCCATAGCATTTTGGATATTACGCAAACCGTAACTCATATGGTACATACTCGCACCATTTTGGGTAAGGACATAATCCCACTCTTGGAATCCCTGCCGTGATAAACCCAGCTTGCGGGAGGTCTGGTCAACTTCCACCCCAAGGTCAGAAGTTTCCTTGGCGATGTCAAACAAAGCCTTACCAGCCGCTCCCGCCGCCGTGCCGATAGCCGCCATTGCAACACCAATGGCAGTGCCGATGGTTTTTAAGGTATCACCAAGAGCAGAGAACTTGCCCTCGGCATCACTTGCCACACCACCAGCGTTATCAATCTCTTTGGCGAAACTATCCGCACCTTTTCCAGCTTCGTCAAAACCGCTACTTGTGCCATCTAATGCCTTTGTTGTTGAATCCAACTCACGCTCCATGCCGTTAAGTTCGGCTTGTGCCTTGTTAAGCTGGATTTGCCAGTTTTGGGTTCTCTTGTCGTTTTCTCCGAAGCTATCTGCTGAATTAGCCAGAGCCTTTTCCAACATTGAGATTTTATCCTTTTGGGCATCAATCTCTTTGTTTAACATCTGTTTGCGGGCAGTCAACGCTTCGGTACTTTTGTCACTTTTATCGAATTGACTGGCAACGAGAGCCATCTCACTGCCCAATACCTTGAAGGATTGGTTGATTTCGTTTAACGCTGCCTTAAAGTCACGCTCACCATCTATGCCAATCCGTAAGCCAAAATCAGCCAATCCCAACACCTCCTATCAAAACGGCGGGATAACATCATCAATACTCACCGCCTTGTATGGTTTTTCAATGCCCATAAACTGCTTATGACAAGTCCACAAATCTAAAAACAACCCCAGCGGAGTTGTCCAGAAAGTGTCAGCACTCATGTTCATTTGCACCGTGCCGTAATAAAACAGCCGAGTGAAGACTTCCCTATCTGTCACTCGGCTGTCATGTTTTTTGAGTTGTTACCATCCGCTTCGCTTTGGATATGTCGTGCCGTACCCTTGAACATCGCATCGGTTATGGCGTTTTTGTAGGTTGCCAACTCCAGCGGTGAGGTTAAGAGTTCCAATTCTTCTTCTGTAAGCAGTTCTTTTGGTGCATCCTTGTTTTTGAGGTTATGGATTAAAATGGACTGGTTCGCCAAAAGCGCAAGCAACCAAATCAACTCATCCAAAGCCATCTCGAAGTTTTCAGCTTTCATTAGCTTGTCGGAGAGTTTATCCAACCCGCCATACCGTGCGGCGATTGCCTTTGTTGCTCTGGTGGTGAGGATTAACTCGTACTCTGTGCCACCAATGTTAATTATTGTGCTACGTTCGTTATCCATGAAAAGCCTCCGTTCTGCCGCAATAGCGGCGATTTATTGTTAGCCGTTAAGCAAATGTCGGCTCATATACGTCAGTGTACCAATCATCAATTACAGATTGGGAAACGCCGGGGTCTCCTTGAGTTACTTCGGCTTTCCATGGGTGATTGCCCAAATCGTCCAGTCTGTTGCGGCGTAGAATCGTGCCTGTAATACTGGGCGTTTGGAAAGTGATGGTATCGCCCTTGGTTTGCAGATTCGCCGCTGGGAAACCAAACTGTACACGGTAAAACCAAAAATAACGGTAGATTCCGTTGGGTTTAGCCGCTCGGAAGCCCACAGCCACAGGTTGCCCGACGTTTTCCGAAGCGGAAATAAGCACTCCGTTATCGTCAACTTCTGCACCTGTTAAAACTTGTACGACACCAACGCTTAAATCTTCGACACCAAGGACTAAAGTGCCAGACTTAAAATCCTTGATAACCACAGAAAGCCCATCATCGGAAAACAACTGTGCTTCTGCCAGTTCGATGGTAAGGTCTGCATTAATTGCCCGCGCCATTTGCGTAGGTACACCATATGTTTCTTCTCCGTTTATATCCTCGGTGATAGGTGCGTAAAACAGCTTATCCATGCCAATTGTCGCCATCTGAATCCTCCTCCATTAATTCATATTTTTGTACATCTATTGCAAGATGATGATACCCTGTATCGTCCTCATGGGCGATATAACGGCGGGCAGTGATTGTGAAGTCTGCCGCCAGCAACGCCCGCACAATTTGCCGTTTGCGTTTGGTGTAGTTTCCCTTGGAAAATAGGGAAATCCGCACCTCGGATACATCAACTTGCGGTTGGTTGTCGGCATGATAGGCAAAATCCTCTGTCATTGGCGTGAGAACGCAGTATTCATTGGGAGGCACACCGCTAAACACGCCAACTTCAACGGGAATGGGTACATTGGATAGCAATGTATTCAACTCTGCCAAAATGCTCATAGCTTGTTGACCTCCTCATCAAAACGCTCCTCAATCGCCGTTGTTACGGGCTTTCTGGCTTGTTGTCGTGCCTGTTTTAGAAACGGTTTAGGCGGCTGACCACTTTTTCCATATTCCAACACATTTGCAATAAGTGCATTTGGTCTGCCATCACTTCGTGGCTCATGGAAACCCACTTTAACATCCTTTATGCCCCGCCGATTCAGCTTTGGCGGGGAAAGCCCAAGTGCTTGTTGTAATTCGCCAGTGGAACGAGATGGAAACTTTGTATCCCGCCCAATAACACCAGCCAAGCCATCACGAACAAAACCAAGTGCCACATCGCCGCCAGCTTCCAAGCAAGAATCAATAATGCGGTCGGTTTCGTTTCCCAGCTTAGAAAACCGCTCCATCACCTCGGTGGGAAGTGTTACGGTTGCTTTTGCCATCAGCGCATCGCCCCTTCCTGCCTTTCCGCCAAAATTTCTACATACATGGAACGCACAAGTTCCGCACTGTTTATATGGTAGCGTACCCCTTCGCAGATTATGGACATGGTTGTGTCCACAGTAAGGTCAGGAATCCTGCGGAAGCGAAACAAAACCGTGGAAGTTGTAAATGCCGCACGATTAGCCCAGCCTTTACTTCCATGCCGTTCTTCTTTGTAGGCACGTACATAGGCGAGGATGGTATCGCTGTGAATGGCAAAACCCTCCGCATCTTTTTCCACAGGTGCAGGGGTTATTATTTCGATAAAACTGTTCATTTTGCCAAGTGCCAAACCCTACACCTCCCAGCGTTTATTCATCAAAAGTAGACGATTAACCGTAGTCCAAACTTGCCCTGCCGCTCCAATAGAGTCCGCAAAAAAGCCCGCTGTCGAGCCATCTCTACTTTCATAGAAATGGCTCGACAACATAATAATGGCTTGCTCGGTTGCAGGGGGAAGGTAGGAATCTTCGTCATATTCGCGCTTTTGGTATTCTCTTGCATAGTCAATCGCCGCACTGATAAGTGTTCGTAGCAGTTCGTCATCCTCATCATGTGCGAGGATTAGATTGGCTTTGACCTTTGCCAACAAAATATCCATGCTGTACCCCCTTCGTGATTATTAAGGTGCTTCTGCCGTTTGCAACAGTTTGATTCCTTCGGAAAGAATGACCTTTGCATCCACACGTTGAGTGCCGATAAAGCCGATTTGCCCATTGCCAGCGTGGAGTTCTATCAAACGCTGAACGGTTCTGCCCATGCGGTCGGCAATCCAGTAGTTAGAGAAATCACCGAATGCCACGGGTAATGCTTCAAAATCTACAAGTGGCACATATGGTGAGGTGTAAAGGCGATAACCCAGCAAGCGGTCAGGTTCGCCAGCCTGTACGCTCGGTTGCCACAGATACTGACCATTGCTGTCTTTTAATTTGCGAATGGCAGAAACGGTTATATCGCGCATGAGAAATACTGCATTTCTGCGGTATGGGCTTTTTAGCGAGTACACCAAGTCAATCAAATGGTCGGTGTTAATGGTTGCGCCTGTTGTGGTTACGCCAACTTCGCCGCCGTTAGCGGTAAATATTCCACTGGGCTGACCAACGCCAGTGCCGATGCAGAACGCTTGCTCTTCTGCAATGCCAAATGCCCGCGCAAATTCGGCGGCGATATAGGCTTCCAAGTCAAACATGGAATCTTGAAGAAGTTCCGTGCTGACTTTGATTAAGTTTGTCAGCTTGTAGGCATCAATGGTTTTCTGTGTGAATGTTGGGTTGCTTTCCGCAATTGCGGCGTTTTCTGCCGTCCATTTCGCAACAGAGTGTGTTGCCGCAATGGGGATTTTGCGTTCGGCTGATGTTGTGATGACTTTGGCAATTCTGCGGATGACGTTGGCTTCATCAAGCCCCTGCACGATACGGCGTTCAAACTCCACAGGTACAAGATAACCGCCGTCTGCGTCGGGAGTGGTAGAAAGCACGTTGTGTATGGGATTTTTGCCACGTAGAATATTTCGGAAGTCCTCTTGATATTCATTGGCGGCGCGCCCTGTTTTTGGTGCTTCGGCTGTTGTTGGCGTATTGGTTACGGCAGTGCTGGTGGCTTGGTTAAGTTCAAGGTCATATGCTGCTTGGCGTTCCAAACGGTCGATTTCCTTGCCCAAGTTCACCATGTCAGCTTCCATTTTTTCGTACTGCGCGGCGGCTTCTGCGGAAACCATACCGTCAGCACCACGGTTTGCGTCAAGAAACGATTTTGCAGTGTTCCACACGTTGTTGCGCTTTTCACGCAATTCAAGAATAGTATTCATAGACATTTACCTCCGTTGGGTTAGATTTTGGTGGGGAATTAAAAGAAGCCGCTTGGATAGCGACTCCGCACACACGCCTTGGGGTGTGGGTGGTTCTGGTGTAGCCTGTGGCATAGTTGGCTTTTTTGCCACATCTGCCTTGTCATTCGTTGATTTGGTGCGTTGAATGTTCATTTTATCCAACAGCGAATTTGTCACCGCCCTCCGACTAAATATAAAATTTGCAGTGGCATTTTTCTTCGTGTCCACTGGGCGTGAAGTTTGGTTCTCATCTTCCAGCATACCGTCAACAAAGCCTAATTCTATAGCTTTGTTGGCGTTCATCCACGTTTCGGCATCCATCCAGTTTGAAATATCTGCCCGTGGCTGGTTGGTGCGGATTTGATACGCATTTATGATGGATTCTTTTACCTCGTCCAAC